GCTGCCCCGTCACCGTCTCAACAGCATTCGACGTGCACATCACCCCGTGAGCCCAAGCCTGCCCCGGCAAAACCTCACACAACACTGTGGCACCCTGAATCGTCGTGCCGACACGAAAATCGTCCGGCCCTTTCACAGACGGCATATTACCCATCAGACCAGACATTTGAGCCCAATCATACTCGGTCAACACACCATCAAACCCTTTACACACAATACCCACAACAAACCCCAATCACTTACTAAAACTTTTGCAAATCCCGCACACCCGCAGCCAAACCAGCCACACGGCGAGCCAACAAGGCCGACGGATTATCCTCATAATCCCCCGCAACAGGAGTCACCTTAGTCCAACCATCCCCAGGCGAATCACACTCCACATCAATCTGCCGAACAATCTCCGCAATCGGGCCAGAACCCACATCCACATAGATAAGATCACCCGGCATCAGATTGCCTGGCCCAAACTGCAACACATCCGACTCAGCCAACTCGATCTTAAACCCCGACGTGGCCCCAGACTCTGACAGCACCTGCTCAGCCTCATCAATGAGATGCACATGTTCAGAATCCGTGTTACGGGCATCCTTAAACACCTCGACACGATCAAACCACTCATCCTCGGCCATCGAATCAACATCCTCGCAAAACAGCCGATCCTTGCCCTCGCCGCGGCCACCCACAACCACCGATGTAGCCTTAGGGGCATCCCTCACATACTCCCACGACACAATCGAACCAGACTCGGCAGTCAACACATGCTTCCGGGTCACAGCAGGCACACAATCAAACAGCAAACCCCGCTGATCAAACTTCGTATTCTCAAACTGGTTCACCGTGACAGTCATCCGAGCCCACGACAACACCGGCAACAACTTATCCGCGTACAAGTGAAACCGGGCCTGAAAATCCTTAATATAGCGGCCACGACTCTCATCATCGTTCATAAACAAACCAGGCGGAAAACGCCAAGCATTATCCCCCAACACCTGCTTAGCCACCGACTCAGCCGCACCCGAATAATGGGCATAATCCCTGTCGGCACGCCACTCCATACCCACCATACCAGGACGATAATTCACAGGCCACATCAGCATACGCCACAACAGGCGAATATCATCCTCACACGTGATAGTCACCCGCGAAGAACGCCACGGACCCACACCATGAACCTTACGCACAGGCCCAGAAAAAATCTGGCCACCACCATAATCAACAACCAGCCGTGCACCCGGCCTAGTCAACCCATCAAGCCTGGAATGATCACCAGACACCACCAACTCCAGCGTCGACAAACCATTCCACTTCAACGACAACTTCAATGATTCAAAAAAATTGATAGGCGCCACACGATGATAATCCGGTGTAAACAATGTTATCTGCGGAACAAGACCAGCCATCAACTATTCACCAAGCCCTCAAAAACCTGTACTGCACCGACACAACAATGGCACCCAAACCAACCATCTCAATATTCACACTCCGAGAACCGCCAGGCGGGATAGGCGCAAACTCCCACTCTGTCAAACGATCCATCACATCCTCAAACCCGTTCAACAATGCAGACTGTTTGCGAGGATCCGTGTCAATAGTGATCCAATCAAACTCCTCGACAGGGTAATCAGAAGACACACGCAAACCATCAATCTGCACAGACCCCGACTCCAACGGGCCCTCGACACGAATCACAGGCCACGCAGGCACATCACCCTTATTCGACAGGTTATCCCAGCCAGAGCCCACACCCGGTGTTAACACCACAGGAAACGCCGTGCCATCCTTGCCGACAGGGCCGCCACCCAACCAATCCTGCAACTTCGCGTTACTGAAACGAAACTTTTGCTCATCCCCATACCAAAACGGGTCATAAGCTGTCAAATGCAACAGATAGCGCGCATAACCCCTGTTCACCGGATCCACCGTAAACGTGTCATCCACCGAATCAAACCGACACCGCAGCACACGCTCACGACCAGACGGGGTCTTCACCGACAACTCCCCCTCCTCGCCAGGAGGAAAAGCAGACCACAACTCGTCATAGGCTTTCAAAAAACCGTCACGAAACCCGCCCACCGGATCCGGGTCAACACCAGACACCAACACCGGTAATGTCACCTCGCGAGGCTTCACATTAAACCCGCGCCACTCCGAGCCGTGCACCCCAACATGAGTTTGAGAAAAATGCTCCACCTCAGGAACACCCAAACCACGCAACGAATCATTCAACAACATGACAGGAGACGACCCCGTATAATCCGTCAAATGAAGCACACGCTCGTCGCCAAACAGCGGATCCATAAACCAGGTCACAGTCAAACCAGAACGATCAGACGGATCAGGAAGAAACATGAACAACACCCCCAATCACACGTAAGCCAACGCGTTCAAAGCGTCACGCTGCTGCCGCTCAATCCGCTTCGCAAACTCGTTCGGATCACCATACGTAGGTCCATTCACATTCACCACAACACTCTTATCATTCGCACGCCGATACCGGTCGTACGGTGTAAACGAGCCCACAGACGATCGCACACCAAACCGGGCATCAACAGCATCCGGAAGCCGACCAGCCACACCCGACATCGCATCCAACGCCAAACCAGCATTCCCAGTGATCCCCTCAGCCAAACCGGCAACAACCTGACGGCCAACCTCGTCACGAAACACCCTCGACGGGGAATGAATACCCAACACCGACTTCGCCGCATTCGCAACCTGAGAACCCATATTACGCACAGTATCCAACAGGCCACTCATAGCATTCCGGATACCATTACCCAAACCAGACACCACATCACGGCCCGCAGACACCAACAGGGACCCCATATTACCGAGAGCATGCCGAATATTACCAGGCAAATTCCGGAAAAAACCCAGCACACCATGCACCCCGCTAGACACAGCCGAGCCCATAGCGTGCATAGCAGAAGAAGCCGCACTCCGGGCACCATTAAACCCGCGCACAGCACCACTACGAACCCTAGACGCCATCGACCCGAAAAACCCGCCAACAGCAGACGCCACCGAAGACACAACACTCCGAATAGCATTCATCGCAGAAGAAACAGCACCACGGGCCGCGTTAAAACCAGACCTCACATGAGAAGCAACCGAAGAACCAAGCCGGGCAAAAAACCCCACAACAGCGTTCACGCCGCCAGAAATCACCGACTTGAAACCGTTAATAAACGCAGACGTAAACGCTCTAATATGATTCCAGCCAGCCTGAATAACCGAACCCATGCGTGCCAAACCAGACACAAAATGGGCCACAACCCACCCGATAACACGGGCCACAGCGGCAATGACACGGGCCACAGCCGACACGACAGCACCAACAATACGGGCCACAAACCCTACAACAGCCGCCACCATCGGAGCCACAACAGCAAGAATACGGGCCACCACCTGTATCACGACACCAACAACCTGCACCACCACACGCATAATCGACATGATGACTGGTATCAACGACCGGATAAGGCCGATGATAGGCGGCAGCACAGACATGACAGCACCCAAAATCTGCTGAATCACAGGCATCAAAACAGGCACCAACTGCATGATCACGCCAACAACCTGCCGTATCACAGCAACAACAGCCTGAATAACCGGCATCAACGCCGGCAACAACATGGCAGCAACCTGCGTCACCGCACCAATAATCTGCGTGATCACAGGAACCAGCCGGGCTACAAGCATACTAATCAAAGGCACAATCTGGGCAGCCAAACCGGCAACCAAACCAATAATCTGGCCGAACACTGGCGCCAACTGTGCCACCAGCCCAGCCACCAAACCAAACAGCGGCTGAATAGCGGCCATGATCTGCCCCAAAGCCTGGCCAACCACACCAACAAGCTGCATAACAGCGGCACGGAACTGGGCGTTCGTAGCAAACATTGCCGCAAACAAGCCGATCACAATACCAACAGGGCCACCCAGGGCACGAAACACGCCACCAAGCCCGCCAGCGGCACCCTTCAAAGCACCAAACGACGGCAACAGATTCTTCAACGACACCGCCAACGGGGCAAACCCTGCAACAAGCTTCCCCACACCGGCAGCAACAATACCAAACACTGCGGTGCCGCCAGCAAACATGGCACCCAAATTCACCTTAGGAACAGGCAAATGCATTCTAGCAAAAATGCCCTTCAACTGCTCCACCTTGGCGCGCATCTGTGCATTCATTCGAGTGATCATGCCCGGCATGCGGTTAATCCACGCCAAAATAGATGGCATCATACGCTGAATCCCCTGATCAACCGACGCAAACATCGGCTTCACAGAATCCGTGATAGATTTTATAACCGGATTCAACGCAACAAAAATCTGCCGCAACCCGTTAAGAAACGGGGCCATAGCCGTAGCACCAAGATAACCCAGGGCACCCTTAACATTCTTCATAGCGCCCTCAAACGTCTTACCAGACGCCTGAGCAGCACCACCCATGCCAAGCTTCATCGCCGCCGCAAACGTGGCAAAATCAATCTGCCCCTTCGACACCATCTGCGACACCTCAGCCGACGTTTTACCCGTCTGCCTGGCAAGCAAAGACAGGACAGGAACACCCGCCATAGTAAGCTGCAACATGTCATCGCCCTGCAACTTACCGCGGGCCATCACAGACGTAAAAATAGCGCCCGTATCCTGAAACGACTTACCCGAAATATAAGACACATCGGCGACAGTCTTCAACACATCCGTCATCTGCCCGCCAGACTTCACACCCGAAGCAGACAACGCCGCCGCAGTAGAAGCCGCATCACCCAACGCATACGACGTACCAGTCACAGCCTCAATAGCCGAATTCATAATCGAAGACGTGTCAGAAGACGTATGACCCAAACCAGTCAACTTAGCCTGAGCCTCATCAATAGCCATCGCCCTAGCAATACCGCCACCAATAGTCACATCATAGATAGACTTGAGGCCCTTTTTGGCAACATTGATGGCACCCACCATTGCGGCACCACCAAGAGCCAACTTCATACCCTTAGCAAACAAGCTACCCGAACGCTGACCCTCAGCAGGCATCACCCCAGAAAGCTGTTTACCAACATCCGCCTTCAAACCAGGCATCTTCGTATACAACGAAACATATGCGGAAGCAATCTCACCAGACATACACTATTCACCCCATAATATTAATCTCGCGAGACACCCCGCCACCAGCACGAACACGCGCCAAAATATCGTCCACCTGCCCAGACGTAAACCGGGCCCTACGCTCATCCGTAGGCCTCGCCACAGGCTCCGGCTGCCCCTCACTATTAGCAGACCTGTAATGATCCAGCATGTCCAGCACAGCCCACTCGCACCATTCAAACGGGCGCTGCCAACCATTCAGGTGGGCCGCCAACTGGCTAGACGTATCGGTACACAACACGCCAGCCAGCCGGACAGCCTCACCCCAACACATCACCGGGCCACCAACACTATAAACAGAAACACCAAATTTGGTGCGGAAATCGTATTCGATGGCCCCACGATAATCATCAATCAGGCCGTGGAGCCAAACTATTCCCCCAGCGAGGCACCCTTACCGTCAGGCTTGTATTCCATCCACTCACGGAAAATCTCGGCAACACGAACCATAGGAAGCCCCTCCAGGGCCTCCACCGCGTCAGCCGGGGCGGCAGCCTCCAACATAGAAAACATCACCTCAACCTGGGCGAAATCCGCAGACTCCCCCGACTGGGCAATCTTAGCTGCACGGCGAAACACGCGGGCAGGCACAGCCTGAGCCGTCTCCTCCGCATCCGCCAACACCCAGCTACGGTCACCGATCTTTAATGTGTAACCTGTGTCACTCATCTATCAACAATCCCCTAAAATCGTGTATCAGTTCTCGGACGGAGGATTAGGATCCGGCTGAGGCTTCGGAGAAGGCGGAACCGGAGGAGTATCAGCTTTTAAAGCCGTCATCCACCCCCGACCAGACACCGCATCACCCTTCTTATTAATCTGGGCAGGATACGCCTTCAACGTCACACCATACCCGTACACCTCGCCATTCTTACCCTTAATCTCGTCACGATCAATCAACTCAACCTCAGGGAAATAGTAGCGAATAACCTGATCGCCATCAATAATATCCATCAGTAAAGCGTGCACGCCAGTGGTGGCGCCAGGAGAAATATCGAACGAACCCGAATCGGATCCGGCAGTAACCTTCGACTGCCAAAACAGTTCGATAACCTCTTTCTTGGATTCGATCAGCTGGAAAGAAATCTCGATAGAAGACTCGGTAGCCACAGTGCGAACAACATCCGCATTCTGCCAAGCCTTCAAATCATCCGTTTTACGCTCAGGCTTAATCTTAAACCCGTCATCCGACAAATACCCTAAAGCGGTAAGCCCATCAGGAACCGTCTTCACACCATCAATAGTGTCACCAGCATGAGCTTTACCAATATAAACGTCACCCGTAACCGCTGAACGAACATTAGACGCTTTACGTGTTGCAGCCATCACAACCCCCATTAAATATCAAACAATTACATTAAAACAAAAACAATAAGCTTATTCAGACTCCGCAGGCCTACATATCAGCTCAAAAAGCGAATACACATCAAAACGTGCACCATCAACCAGCAAATCAGGGCCAGTAGACCGTTTACAATACACCACAGGGTCACCGTCCACACCATCAGCCAGCACAGCCTCCACACGACGCGCCAACGACATAGCACGATCCGGCGTATCCGAAAACACATTCACGCGCAAAAAAACACGCTCGCGAACATGCAACTGTGGGCCACCATCCAACGCCAACCAAATCAGATCACCGCTGAAATCGTCAGGCACCGTCCCCACACAAGGTATATCGGACAGCCAGCCATCATCCTTGAGCGTGTGTTTAGCCCAGACTCTTGGGTCACCGTAAACGATCACGACGCAGCCCCAATCGAACGAGCCAACGT